TCTATTACTCATAGACATCGAGAAGGTTATACCAAAAGCACAGCAGCGAAAAGATTGGCTCTAAATACATACATGTATTCAAGAGTCTTACGACATATCAAACCCAAAGACCTTAGAGAGTCATTGACTCTTAGGTTCACAGAAATCCTCAATCCAACCTTTTGGATTGGGGATTCTCTCAAGCCTGAGGTGAATGAGGCGTTGATGAATTTTGCAGAAGCATTTGCTGCTTATGTTGACCTAGATGAAAGAGCAATCGTAGATGTTCTTTTACTTGGTGGTAATGCAGGGTATAATTACACACAATACTCTGATTTGGATGTACATATAGTTGTAGATCCAAAATTTATTCCTGATTGTGAACCAGATTTACTTGACCAGTATTACATGGACAAGAAAACTCTATGGGAGTTGACTCACAATGTCACAATTTATGGTGTCAAAGCGGAACCCTATATTGAGAGACCAAAGGTCACACGTAAGAAAAGTCAAGGTGTTTATAGTCTTATGAAGAAGACTTGGATACAAGAACCTGAAAAAATAGAGGGTGAAGTTGAAGAAAAAGAGATAGAGAAAAAAGTAAACAACTTCAAAACAAGAATAGATGCATTCATCAAGAATGAAAATGTAGAAGGACTAAGAGAACTGGTGAAGAAACTGAGAGATAGTAGGTCGGTCTCACTACAAAAATATGGGGAGTATGGTTTTGAGAATATGGTGTTCAAGGAGTTGCGAAATCAGGGTTATATTGACAAAGTGCGTACAGTTGTGGTAAACTTGAGATCAAAGAGTCTTTCATTATGATAAAAATAATATTGTTCAAGAACAATCTTGTCCTTATCGCTAGGTTGGAGGAGGTTGGATCTGAGATGGGAGAACCTGACTGCAAACTTACAGACCCATATGAGTTGAAAGGTGAGTTTCTAGAGTCATGGCCTTCATTCTCAATGCAGAGATCTATGATGGTACACTCAGATAGTTTCCTAACTATATTAGAACCAGATAAAAATCATTTGGATAAGTATCAAGCGATGACTGCCACCAATGTTAGTAAAACATAATCATGAACCTTGGGAATTCATGGAAATTGAGGATTTTCTCCCACCAAAAGAATTCCAGAACATACAAGAGTTAGCAAAAGAAGAACTGAACAGGTATTATGTTGTGGGACAAAATACTCCAAGGGGTAAGTATATCAGATACCTAGACGAAGATATATTACCACAAGCAAACGATGTGTTTGGTTTGTTGAAAGGAAGAGAAGCGACAGGTGAAGTAAAAAAGATATTACATTGGGCAATCACACCACCTGGCGTACACTATCCAACACATATTGACAACAGACAAAGACTAAGCACAATAGCATATTATATTGCTCCAGAAAAAAACACGGGCACAATTTTATGCAAAAACCCAAGTACGAATGACAATGGAGATCACAATGCTCCTAATCTTCCTACAGAATCTGAGATTGAGATAGAATGGAAACCTAATAAAGTTTTCTTACATTGTGGAGGTGCTGGTAAATGGCATAGGTATTATGGTGGTGACGAACCCAGAGTTATAATATCAACATTCATAGTGCAAGTTGATAAAATAAAGAAAGGACACTGGGACTTGGAACATCTGATTGATTTATGAAAAACTTAAAAATATTATGGTTATACCCTAACCAACATATGAGAGTGACACCACCTGGTGGTGTTGCAATTATAACTGCTTGTTTGAAAAGAGCAGGTTATCATAATATAGAATTGTTTGACGCTACATGGTATCCAGTAGACACAAGTGCACCAGAGTTTGCAAGACCTGATAGGGATATTGAGAGATCTAAGAGACAGATGTTTCCTGAGTATAAGTGGGAGAGGAGTGATTTAGATCCTAATATGTTCATGCTTGAAGATGTTGATATGTATACTGCATGGAGACAGAAAGTTATAGATTTCAAACCAGACGTTATCATATCATCAGTTGTTGAGGATACTTATTATCTGTGGAGAAAATTCATGGATCAAATCACAGATAGGAAATTTATAAGTATCGCAGGTGGTGTTTTTTGTACATATTTTCCACAAGCATTTGAGGGTAAGTGTGATTATATCTTGAGAGGTGAGGGTGATGAGGTAGTTCCAGAATTGATGGATCTTATTGAGCAAGGTAAAGATGGTCATCACTTGATGAACGTACATCCTAATCCGATGAGACCTGCAATGAATGTCAACACATTGCCACCAACAGATCATACTATATTTGATGAGAGATCATTGTATAGACCATTTCAAGGAAAGATAATAAAGATTGCTACAGTTGAGACACAACGTGGTTGCCCATTCAAGTGTAAATTCTGCAACTCACCATCTAATGCAGCACTCTACAAGGGTGAGACAGACAGTCTGTTTTTTAGAAAGAGAACAGTACAACATCAAGAGGAAGAAATTATAGATCTAATTGAGAAGCACGACATAGAAGTTCTATGGATAGTGACAGATACGTTCCTCACCATGTCAAAGAAAGGTTTTGATGAGTGGGCAGAGATGTATTCAAAGTACAAACTACCCTTCTTTACACAGACAAGACCTGAGTTGTTGTCACCATACCAAGCAAAGACATTGAAAGAACTTGGATGTTTGAAATTGAACATGGGTGTAGAACATGGTGATCCAAAGTTCCGTAGAGAAGTAATAGGTAGAATATACGATAACGAAAAAGCAATAGATGCTTTCCGTATTGCAAGAGAAGCAGGTCTTTCCACGACTTGTAACTTTATCGTAGGATATCCATATGAAACCATGGAAAATTGTATGCAGTCGGTTGAACTAGCTGCAAGACTAGGATGCAATGATACTAACGCTTTCATTTACACACCTTACCATGGCACACCGATGAGAGATATGTGTGTCCAAGGTGGTTTTATTGAGGATGATTTGATAGTTGAAATGAGAAGTGACAATCAAGGAACATATTTGAACATGCCAAAACCTTACATGAGCAGGGAGGAGATACAATATATGTTCGATAATTTTGTTAGACTATTCCGTGAACGTGAAAGAGAGTTGAAAGGAGAGACAATCTCTGCTACACTCACTGTATGAGATATTATACAAATGTCCAGATGGTCGGGAACGATTTTCTCGTCCGTGGATATGAAGGTGGAAAAAGTTTTACATCGAGGGAGTCTTTTCAACCCACGATGTTTGTTCCTAGCAAGAAAAAAACAAAATATAAAACGTTAGATGGTAATTATGTGCAGAGTATCCAACCTGGCACTGTACGTGATACAAGAGAATTTATTAGAAGTCATGAGGGTGTAGAAAACTTTGAGATATATGGTAACAACAGGTACATATATCAGTACATTTCTGACAGATACCCAGAGAATGAGATAAAATTTGACCTCAAGAAGATGAATCTTGTGACCATTGACATTGAGGTCAAGTCAGAGAGTGGATTCCCCACTGTAGAGAAGTGTGATGAGGAGATGTTACTCATCTCACTACAAGATTACAACACTAAACGTATTCTGACGTTTGGTGTAGGTCCTTACAGGACACAGGACAAGATGGTCAAGTATGTGCAGTGTAATGATGAGTATGATATGCTCACACACTTCATAAACTATTGGTCTAAGACACCTCCAGAGGTAGTCACAGGGTGGAACTGTCAATTATATGATATACCATACCTTGCTAAGAGAATTACAAGAGTGTTAGGTGACAAAGCATGTAAGAAACTGTCACCATGGGGATTGGTCACACATGAAGAAATCTATATGGCAGGTCGTCCACACCTCATGTATGACATCGGAGGTGTGACAGTCCTAGATTACATGGATTTGTACAAAAAATTTACCTATAAGGCACAAGAATCATACAGACTCGACTACATTGGTGAGGTAGAACTAGGACAGAAGAAATTAGACCACTCTGAACATGATACATTCAAGGAATTTTATACAAAAGCATGGAATAAATTTGTAGATTATAACATCCAAGACGTTAGAATCGTTGACGGACTGGAAGAGAAGATGAAACTGATAGAACTCGCTATCACCATGGCATTTGACGCAAAGGTAAACTTTACAGATGTGTTTTATCAGGTTAGAATGTGGGACATGATCATCTACAATGATCTGAAAAAGAAAGGTATTG